TTAATATACAAGATGTGATCACAGATGTCAAGGATTTCTGTTGGTAGACCTACTTGTTCTTGACCGAATGCTAGAACATAATGCGTATTTGTGTTCCATTCAAAAGTATCAATCGCCGTAGCACCTGGAACATTATCTATGCCGATTACCTTTACTGTACCGTAGGTTTGACGAAGAACCTTGATTCTATCATCCAGTTCAGGAAAGGTCTTGGTATGTAAAAAATTAGTATAATGATGAGTTCCAACAGTGCCACGGCGATCATACTGCTTTGATCCATAGAGGATCACTTGCTTCGCAAGGAACGCATTAGCATTACGAATGACTGTAGCAATGTTGAAATCATTGTAAAGATTGCTGCAAACAACGGTAAAATTATTCCGTTTTGCATCAAGATCCGCAATGATCGCTTCGTGCGTCCAGTAATGGTAGTGATCAATGATGTTCCTCGTTTCCATGATATTCATTCACCCAATTTATTGCCTGTGATCAATTCATAAACTTTAAAGCAAAACCAAGCAATAATGACCAAAAAGAAAAAAATAAAATATATTAAAACAAAAAATATCAGTTCTTTTAAATCTTTTATTAGTTTTTTCATCATGGTTTGTACTTACACAACATTATACCAGATCCATCGCCTTTGTCAAGTAGATAGTTTAAGTTTTCTTCGTCAGTCCAGCATCCACAATTTAAATAATGAATGCCATTTATCATCTTATCAGCGGGATCGTGAATATGACCACATATTACACCATCATATTGGTTCTGCTTGGCATATTCTGCAAGATGTTTTTCAAAACTACCAATGAACATGGATGCTTTTTTAAATTTTACCTTCACATACTTTGAAAGTGAAGAATATTGAAATCCCAGTTTCTTTCTTACCCAGTTATACCATTCATTTATTTCAATTAAAACATCATAACTATAATCACCTAATTTTGAAACAAAAATTCCAAATTTAAACTTACAAATTAAATCAAATTGATGTCCATGTAACACAAGATACCTACGACCATCAGAAGCAATATAATCACATCTTTCATGCAGATGAACTCCACCAAAAGACTTGGACTCGGAAAATCTATGCATGAATTCATCATGATTTCCCCAAATATAATGAACAGATCCTCTTTTACTACTTCTCTTTAAAATCTTACGAATACAATCCACATGATATGATTGTGTGGTGGCATCCATTCTAAATGCTTGCTGGAATCTCCATATGTCTATGATATCACCAACCAAATAGGTGTCGGTTGAGTTATCTTCCTTTAGGAATTCAAGAAGATGATGTGCTTTGCATTTATTGGATGCCAAATGAAGATCTGAAATGAAAAGTGTTGAGTTCATGAATCTCTCCACTTTATTTATTTGACTGCCCTACGCTTGAGTTCTGCGTTGATTGCCTCAAGATCTTTCTTGGCATCGATCATTTTATTCTTGAACATTTTACGATCATGATACATCGTTTCCATAAGTTCTGGCAAGAACCCACGAATATCCTTTCGATATGTCGTACCATTTGCAGCAATCGACAGATCCTTGTTCTTGAATTTCTCTATGAAACTTTTTGCAACAGGTGCATTCTTGAGCAATGCATCAGGAGATATTACACCACGCATTCCATCTTCCGTGATCGTCTCTGGAGAAATATTATACTGCATGATGAGATGTGGGTATAGCGAATTCAAGTCAAAGGACACTACCCATTCATGCATTCCGACAAGAGGTTCCTTGACATATGCACCAGCATATTGTTCATCCTTGCGTGATCGTTTCTTTGGAGGAATCACAATATTGTTTCTGCTGAGATAATTGTAGATGATCACATCCCAAGTTCGAACCTGTGAGAATACATCTTGGTAATTGACACCAGCAGAATATGCAAGTGCAACCACAAGTTCGATCAACTTCAACTTCTCTTCGAGTTTCTGAACCAGTTCGACATCTCGGATATTGTACTGAATGAACTTCTGAAAATCCTTCTTGTAGAAGTCCGTGATGCTTTCGAATTCTGCATAAGACAGTTTGCGCTGTCCAAGTTCCACATATGCAATATGATCAAGGCGATATGATTCTTGGTTTACATATGTGAATGTCTTGTAGATCTCATAATAATCAAGCATGGAAACACCTATGATGTCATAGGTTACTTCTTCATTGCCTTGCTTGGTGATGAACTTTTCCTTAATAATCCCCCAAGGAGATAGCATACGAGAAGACTTTTTACCAAGAACAAGATTGATTCTCCTGATCAGATATGGAAAGTCGAAGAATCGAATGTTCCACCCAGATACGATGTCGGGATAATTATTTGCAAAATACTCTAGAAAAGACTTGAGAAGACTTTCCTCGTCCATGAATTCAAACACCTTGATATCTTCTTCAGTGTTGAAGACACCCAGGCAAAATGTTGCTTTTCCGCTTTTGTTGGAAGAGACTGTGATTGCAATGACTTTTTCCTGTGTTCCATGTATTGACGGAAAACCATTTTCTGCTTCAGTCTCGATGTCGATGTACATGATGTCGATTTTCGAGAAGTCATATGCGATATCTACTCCATATTTTTTATTTATGAATTGATACTCAGATTGCATTTCACCATGTATTTCAAAGTTCGGAATATCCGAATAATTGTCATTGAATTCCTTATATGACTGATAGGAATCGAATGTCATCTCGGAAAGATATCGACCATCGATTGAAATGTTTTCTGTTTTGGTCGTTGCAGGAACAAAAAGAGAAGGAACGAATTGTTCCTTCATGTACTTGTTCTTTCCATCCTTCTGCTTTTCAATCAGATGAATCGAATCGAAATTATAGAATACATTGGTATAGAAATTCATTTTGTATAAAGATATGCGGCAAGAAGAACGGAATAGTTGATCATATCCACCAATGTATCATGGACAGTTTCGTCCTCGACACTTAGTTTTCCCCTGCTTGTATATGATGCCAATCGTGACATCTTATCGGTCATACGAACGAGAAATGCCTGTTCCGTTGAACAGACACCCATTGCTTCGGCGCGACGAAAATTTGCGAATGGATCGGTTCCACCACCAGCATAGTCTGCATTCTTCTTCTTCATCAACTCCAAAGCGGAAACGCACATATCTTCATGTAGTTTAAAAAGTTCTTCGCGGGTCATATTATTCTCCAAATAGAGATACTAGTGTAGACTCTTTCTTCGAAAGGTCAAATCCATTCTTTGAAAAACACCAAACATTCTCAATGAAAGTTGTCAGCAAATGCTTATTCAGATCCTTTGGGTTGATGTTCTTGGGTCGCTGCTTGATTCTCATGCCAATCTGACCATCGAACTTTCCACCAAGTGAAATGATATGATCTACCATCTGATCGCATGTCTTGTATCTTCCAGACCTAACGGTTGGATCCATGATATTGAACATCATGCTTCCACTCTCACTCAATGATTCATAGCAAGCAGTAATGACTGGTTTATAGAAATTATTCCACCAGTTGTCATATTCTGGATAGCGCATCCACGATTGCTTCCAATCATCCCCACCCTCATCGTAAAGTTCAGTGGAAAAGTACGGAGGTGAAGTGAAGATGCAATCGAATTTGTTTGCTCGAATGACATCAAGAATATCCTCGGCAGGAGCATTGTAGCAAACTACTTCCTTACCAGACTTTCCAATGCATCGAAATGCTTCATAGAGATGACCCTTGACTTCCTTTTGAAATATCTTGATCAATGGTTCTTCACCAGAGATCATCATTTCATAATCCTTGCACTGCTGCTTATATGCAGCATATACACTTGGATTTGGATCTGTTCCCATGTAGAACAATGCAGAGGAAGCGTAGAAACCAGCAAGACGATCACCCCATCCCATGCTGATGTCAAGAACTGATTTTGTTGTTGGATTGCTGCGACTCATGACGAAATCGTAAATAGTCTTTGCTACATGTGGTTTGAATTGCGTTGCAACATATGATCCTAGACGAAAGGATCCACGAATCTTATCAATGCTTATTCCATGATTGTCGAATCTCCAGAAAGTCCAGTTCATCGTGCCAAGAAGATCCTCGGTATACCAGATCTCATTCGGAGAACAAAAGGTATAAGAACCACAATCATAACGATTTCTCTGTTGATAATAATTGCTGATATCGTTGTGATAATGTCCAAAGGAAATTACGAATTTTCCATGTTCTGAATATGGATATTTGTAATCCTTATACTTCTCAACGACCTCTCCAGAATCATCCATGATAAATTCTGCATGATCTGTCTTTCGTAGATCATTGAATTTCTTGACTACATCATCCTTTTCAATCTTCCTATATGGAAATAGCACAGAATTATCTGTGATGTACTTTGCAAATCCAAGTTTGATTTCTTCTTTGGTAAACTGGGAGTTGAGTTCATCCCAATCTTTTCCGTGAATATTTGGAATACCATCATCATCTGCGAACTTCTTAAGAAAGTCTGCAATCACATCTACATTTGTTTTTGTATTCATTTTGTTCCTGTTGAACCAAATCCACCATTGCGATTCGTCTTTTGCTTTGGTCGTTCGGTCGTATAATTTATAATTGCACGGTAATTCATCACCAATTCCGCTTGGGCAATTCGATGTCCATTGTAGATTCGAATCTTCTCCTGGGAATTATTATATACTGGAATATAAACTTGTTCCACATAATCTGCATCCACTATACCAACGCAATTGATTAAGTTCAATCCTTTCTTGGTAGAAAGACCTGATCTTGGATATATGCGAATTGAGTGATTCTTTGGAATATCAAAGATCAATCCAGTCGGAATCAGTGCTCTCCACTCGGAGGGAAGATCAATGAAAGATCCCTTTTCATCTTGAGATCCAGAAAAGTCTATCTGACCATTGGATTTATTATACGCCTTGATACTTGTCTGAAACTCAATAAATGCAGAAATATCAAAACAGGCGGCATCCTCGGTTGCATAGAATGCATCTGGTGCGTTCTTATTTATCTTATAAATTTTAAATTCCATAAGAGAAGTATATCACAAATATAGACAAAGTCAAGTCAAATATCTTCTGCACCACCAAATTCACCAGTTGTCTTTAGAAATGCATATACTTGTGCCATATCCAGTTGATTCTGGCGTTGGATAGAAATAATTTATGTCACGGGAGTTGCCCATACAATCTCCCTTGGATTTTCTTGCGTGGTAATATCCCGCAATGCTTGACGATAGACCGCCCACTCTGCTTTCTTTTCGGCTGTAAGCGGCGAGTCAGGAAGTTGAGTCCAATCAGTAGCAGTTAGTTCATTGTTTCGTATATTACGAACAATTATCCATGCATCTGCATCAGAAATTGGCGTTGCTGTTCTTGTTCCTGTAACGGTCTTTGCTTCAACATCAACAACATTGACTACAGGAGAGAGTGGGTAAAACTGATTAGAATCAGGAATAATTTCGGTGTAGGGATAGAAAGCATATCCTACATTTCCCGACCATGCCATATCCGACAATTCCAAATCGGAAAGAGCATTCGGATAGGAAAGGTTTTTCCATGCGGTGGGAAGTTCGTTGTGAATCTGCACGATTTCAAGATTGTAAAGTTCTGCGTATTTCATTCTTCTGTTTCTCCGAGATATTTACACCATTAGAAAGACATCAAAAAAGTATCAAGAACTGTATTGGAATCACTGGTGTTGGTTACAGTCACAGTGGAAGTACCGGCTCTGGCAGATCCAGGAGCCATTCCAAATGAAAGATATTCATTATTATTAACAGTTACATTTACTGGATAGGCTGTTATGTTCGTAAACCCATAATTTGAAGGGGTGTTTGTAGTATAACTTGGTACTGTTGTATCTATCTTAAAAAATAACCTACTACCTGGTGCACCAGATGCAGTCACTTGAACTGTTATGGAGGAGGAAATAGAAGTTATTTGTTGAGTCGTAAATCTAGTACCGTTAATCACTATATTAGTCCAATTCACAGCGGCAGGAGTGTTATCAACTACTGATGTCTTTTTTGCATTGACACAGATTGATTTTGCTAGTCCTTGCAGCATTAGAAATTCTGTCCTCCAACAAATCCCAACCAAGTACTACCACCGTCTCTACTCAAGAACGAATATACATCAATTTTATTTGCGGTTGATGTGTAAGTGGGAGCAGTTCCTCCTGCCCACGAAGCAGCAGTATTTCCAATATTCCAAGTCATTGTTCGTGCAGTTCCATCCCCTACAAGCAGAAAGGTAAACCCGACTGCATTAGCGTTTCCGTTGTCTGGAGTATTTGTGACATTTAATCCTGTACAGGTAACAGTTAGTTTTGTTCTAAACACTTGTGCCGTACTTAAGTCAATTGGGATCTGCGTTGATGTGGTCGTGAAATCTCCCAAATCACTAAATCGCTCAAAATAATCCAACAATTCTACACGGGAAAGAACATTATCTTGAAGATTGACATTGCCACTAAAGGTTGCACCACTTGCAGTCAATCCACCGCTGAATGTGGCAAGACCTGTGTGTGCTGATGTGCTGTTGAATGTTACGCCACCCGAAGCATAGATGTTGCTTGCAGTCAGACCACCCGAAAAGGATGCTCTTGAGGTGAAGGTATTACCAGTCGGTGTTGTCCAGCTCAATGTAGCTGGATAAGCACCATCTGTAGTCAATACTTGACCATTTGAACCAGATGAAGTTGGGAAGTTGTACTGATATGATGACTGTGCATAATCGCTTACAGAAAATGCACCAGCTACATTCACTCCAACATTTGATCCTAGATTAAATGATATTGAACCATTATGATCAAATCCATAATTGGAGATGACGGCAACATCAGTTGCATCTGTATATGTGGTATTGATGCTTGGACCAGATGTAGTTACGCTTGATGCACCAGTACCCTGAGCAACTAGTGATCTCATCGTCAATGCTCCAGTTGATGGAACATATGACATTGGGGCAGTGGCATTATCCACATAGAGCGCCGTGTTTCCAGCACCCAACGAAAGTGTTGGATAATAAGTGCTGGCAGCAT